ATTTAATTAAATCAAATAAAATGTCAAAGCAATTAAGTAAAGAGCAATTAGAGTTATTGCAAGGATTACAAAACGAATTTAATCAAGCTAAAATAAACATAGCTGATACTGAAATTAAAAAAGCAGGATTGTTAAATGGATTAGCTGAAGTTCAGAAGAAATTCGCAGAACAAGAGCAAATCTTAATGAAGGAGTTTGGAGAGAATTCAGTAATAAACTTACAAACTGGAGAGGTTAAAGATCCTGAGCCAGAAGTAGCAGAAGAAACAGATACCCCATTTGAGGTAATAAAATAAAGTACAATGGCAAAAATTAGCAACACAGCGGCATACCCCAACATTTCAAGTATTAACTCGGCAGATTACTTAATTTTAACTGACCAAGATAATAGCTTAATGACTAAGTCTTGTACGATCTTAACACTTACAGACTTTAGTATTAATAGAGGGATTGTTAAACTAATCGCTCCCGATGGTGGTGTATGGCAGTTGTTTGTTAGTAATACTGGAGTTATAACTACTCAAGCCGTTTAGAAAAACACAAAATGGACATAAGGAAAATCTCTATAGGAGCTGACTACAAGTCTGGTGCAATGCATTACATTGTTGGCCAGAATGTTCTTGGCGCGTCCTATATAATCCAACACATCATTCATGATAATGATTCTTATAAGATCTGGATTATAAAAGGAGATGAGGTTTTACTATGGAAGGAATTTAAGTGTACACTACCTATATCTTTAGAATATAACATAAATTTTTAGAAATGATTAAAGACTGGAAAGACATCTTATATGATGCTTTTAAGGATAAAGATGATTCATTAAAAGATAAGAATGATGTTGTTGTAACAGAAAAAGATTCCGATAAGAAAGGAAAACAAAATAAATAAAATCAAATGCAATCACCTTACAGTTTTATTGTTAAACCGTTGAAGGGGAGACGATACGATAATATTAAAAAATACGGAGAGGTAAACTTTATTACCAGTACCTCCGAAGAAGACCATAAGGCTTCAAATAGATTTGCTACAGTTGTAGAAGTCCCTGTAAATTATACCGGCCCAATTAAAGAAGGAACTACACTTGTTGTTCACCATAATGTTTTTAAGTTTTATAATGACATGTATGGTAAGCGTAAGAGTGGTAAAAGCTTTTTTAAGGAAGACTTATTTTTTGTGGATATAGATCAGTTTTTTCTTTATAAAGAAGAAGATACTTGGATAGGTCACGACAAATACTGTTTCGTTAAACCATTACTAGTAAAAGATTCGTATCTTAAGAAGAATTCTAAAAACGAACCACTAAGGGGGACTATTAGATATATCAATCAGCAGCTGCTTGATAAAGGGGTTAAGGTTGGGGATGAGATTTTATACGAGCCAGAATCTGAATATGAATTCACTGTCGACGATGAGAAGTTATATCGTATGTCTACTAACAGTATAGCTGTGGTATTATAAATACCAAAAGAAATAATATTTTTTATGGATGTAAATAGTATAAAATTACAAATTATAGAGGCTGGTGAAAAAGCTGTTATGCAGTTAATTAAAGTAGCTAAAGAAGAAATTATAAAGTATGGTGAAGATGATGAGTTGGCTGCGGATAAATTAAAGAATGCTGCTGCTACTAAAAAACTTGCTATATTTGATGCATTCGAGATCCTTAGTAGAATAGAAGAGGAGAAGGATAGATTAGAAGGAAAAGACAAAGTAAATAATACACCAAAAGGATTTGCAGAATCAAGATCGAGATAGCTTATACAGGGAACTTATAAATTTAATTCCTAAAAATGTTTTAACCACAAAGAACAAGGCAAAAACTTGGCAATATGGTTACAATGAAAAGTATAACTTTGTCGTTATCTCAAAGACTGGTGAGATTGGTCAGGTATTAAATATACAGGGGCTGAATGTTGCTCTTCCTAAAATGTCAAAAGATATATTAAAAAGATCTGACAAGAAAGAAGAGCAGTACTGGGAGCCAAGTTTACTACCAAAGGCTCTATCAAAAATAAAATCTATTTTCCAATGGCATGACGCTCCTTCACACTTTAAAAACGAGTGGGTAGATTACATAGAAAAAGAATTTGATTACAGAGAGCATGGTCGCTGGTTCATGAATAACGGTAAGGCGACATACATAACTGGATCACACTGGATGTACATCCAACATACTAAGATTGATATTGGTCTTCCTGACTTTAGAGAGGCGAATAGAATATTTTATATTCACTGGGAAGCTTGTAAGGCTGACAAAAGAAGCTTTGGTAATTGTTACTTAAAAATCAGACGTTCTGGATTCTCATATATGGGAAGTGAGGAGTGTGCAAATATAGGTACAATCACAAAAGATGCTAGGATTGGTATACTGTCTAAGACGGGTGCTGATGCAAAGAAAATGTTTACGGATAAGGTTGTTCCGATCTCAAACAACTACCCTTTCTTTTTCAAACCTATCCAAGACGGTATGGATAAACCTAAGACGGAATTAGCGTATAGAGTTCCAGCATCTAAGATTACGAAAAAGAATATGTACCTAACTGAAGACCAAGAGCTTGAAGGTTTGGATACTACTATTGACTGGAAAAATACTGGGGATAATAGTTATGATGGGGAGAAATTAAAGTTACTAGTACATGATGAGAGTGGTAAATGGGAGAGACCTGATAATATTTTAAATAACTGGCGTGTTACAAAGACGTGTTTGCGTTTAGGTAGTAAGGTTATTGGTAAGTGTATGATGGGGTCTACTTCAAATGCATTAGATAAGGGTGGTAATAATTTCAAGAAATTGTATTATGACTCAGACTCTAATAATCGAAATTCAAATGGCCAGACTAAAAGTGGTCTCTATAATTTATTCATTCCTATGGAGTGGAATATGGAGGGGTTTATAGATAAATTCGGGATGCCTGTTTTTAATAGTCCTACAAAACCAATTATGGGGATTGATGGAGAAATGATTTCTCAGGGAGCTATAGATTATTGGCAGAATGAGGTTGACTCATTATCGAATGATCCGGATGCTTTGAATGAATTTTATAGACAATTCCCTAGAACTGAGTCTCATGCATTTAGAGATGAGAGCAAACAATCTCTTTTTAATCTTACAAAAATATATCAGCAAATTGACTATAATGACTCTTTAATAATGGGCCAGAACATGACCCAGGGTTCGTTTTCTTGGGAGAATGGCATCAAAGATTCTAGGGTAATTTGGTCGCCTGATAAAAGAGGAAGATTTTTCGTAACTTGGTTACCTGAAAGAGCATTGCAAAATAATGTTGTTTTAAAGAATGGAAGGAGATATCCAGGGAACGAACATGTTGGTTCATTTGGGTGTGACTCATACGATATATCGGGGGTGGTTGTTGGTAAAGGATCGAATGGTTCATTACATGGACTAACTAAATTCAATATGGATAATGCGCCAAGTAATGAGTTTTTCTTAGAATATATTGCCCGTCCTCAAACAGCGGAGATATTTTTCGAGGAAGTTTTAATGGCTTGTGTGTTTTATGGAATGCCTATTTTATGTGAGAACAATAAACCTCGTTTACTGTATCATTTAAAAAATAGGGGTTATCGTGGATTTAGTATAAATCGACCTGATAAGACTTTTAATAAGTTGTCAAAAACAGAAAAAGAGTTAGGTGGAATACCGAATTCAAGTGAGGATGTAAAGCAATCACACGCTTCAGCTATAGAATCATATATAGAAAAGCATGTTGGTTTAGATTTAGCAGGGAATTATAGAGATAGCGATGATATGGGTATAATGTATTTTCAAAAGACATTAGAGGATTGGGCGAGATTTGATATAAATAATAGGACAAAGTTTGATGCGTCAATTAGTTCAGGATTAGCTATTATGGCTAACCAGAAACACCTATATACTCCTGCTCAAGAAAAATCAAAAATAAGCATTAACTTTGCAAGATATAACAATAAGAATTCAGTTAGCCAATTACTTAAATAAATGAAAGACGTAAAAATACAAGTAAATGCATCTGCATTTCCAGATCAATTTGCTTCCGACTCGGTTAAAGATACAGTAGAGTATGGATTACAAATCGGACAAGCAATACAGTATGAATGGTTTAGAAGAGACAATGGATCTTGTAGATTTTATTCTCAGTGGGCTGACTTTAATCGCTTAAGATTATATGCTCGTGGAGAGCAGTCTATAGGTAAATATAAAAATGAACTATCAGTTGATGGGGATTTATCTTATTTAAATTTAGACTGGACACCAGTTCCTATTATTCCAAAGTTTGTTGATATTGTTGTAAACGGTATGAATGACAGGATGTTTAAAGTAAAGGCTGTTGCTCAAGATGCTCTTTCGGCAGAGAAAAGAAATCAGTTTCAAGAAATAGTGGAAGGCGATATGATCGCTAAACCTTTATTACGACAAATACAAAAAGACTTTGGTGTTGATGTATTCCAAACAGAGGAATCAGAATTACCAGAAAATGATCAAGAGCTAGAGCTTTTCATGCAAATGAAGTATAAGCCGGCAATTGAAATAGCAGAAGAAGAGGCGATTGATACGTTATTCTCTGCAAACCATTATAATGATACTCGTAGAAGAATAGATTATGATATTACGACTTTAGGTATAGGAATAGGAAAACATATGTTTCTTCCTGGAGCTGGAGTAAAAGTAGATTATGTTGATCCTGCTAATGTGGTTTATAGCTACACTGAAGATCCTTATTTAAAGGACTCTTTCTATTGGGGAGAAGTGAAGACAGTTCCAATTACAGAACTTATAAAAATTGATCCTACCTTAACTAATGAGGACTTAACAGAAATTTCTAAGTATAGCCAGTCATGGTACGATTACTATAATTCTGCGGCTCATTCTGAAAATAGTATGTTCCATAGGGATACTGCTACATTATTATATTTCAATTACAAAACCACACATACTTTCGTTTACAAGAAAAAGAAAATGTCTGACGGCACTTTTAAAGTTGTAGAGAAAGACGATACTTTTAATCCACCACCAGAAATGATGGAAGAGGGAGAATACGAAAGAGTAGAGAAAACTATTGATGTTTGGTATGATGGTGTTATGGTTATGGGAACTAATATTATTCTTCAGTGGAAACTGGGTGAAAATATGGTTAGACCAAAATCAGCTAGTCAGCATGCGATGCCTAATTATGTTGCTTGTGCGCCAAAAATGTATAAAGGGCAATTAGAGTCTTTAGTGAAAAGAATGATTCCTTTTGCGGATTTAATTCAAATGACTCACTTAAAAATACAACAAGTAGTTTCTCGTGTAGTTCCAGATGGTGTTTTTATTGATGCTGATGGACTGAATGAGATTGACCTGGGAACAGGAGCTGCTTATAATCCTGAAGATGCTTTAAGATTATACTTCCAAACAGGTAGTGTTATCGGTAGAAGTTATACTCAGGATGGAGAATACAATAATGCAAGAGTTCCAATTACTCAGTTAACTGCAAATAGTGGCGCTAGTAAAATGCAAATGCTTATTGGAAACTACAATCATTACTTAGATCAGATTAGAACTGTAACAGGATTAAATGAAGCTAGGGATGGATCAACTCCTGATCCTAATTCTTTAGTTGGTGTTCAGAAGTTAGCAGCATTAAACTCTAATGTAGCAACTAGACATATTTTAAATGCAAGTTTATATATTACAAGGACTTTAGCGGAATGCTTATCTATTAGAACTGCTGATATTTTAGAATACGCAGACTTTAAAGATGAGTTCGCAATGCAGATCGGGAAATATAACATAGGAATTCTAGAGGATATTAAAGATTTGTATTTATATGACTTTGGAATTTTTATAGAAATGGCTCCTGATGAGGAAGAGAAAGCAATGTTGGAACAAAATGTTCAAATGGCGTTATCCAAAGGAGATATTAACTTAGAGGATGCTATTGATATTCGAGAGATTGCAAATCTAAAAATGGCTAATCAATTACTTAAGGTAAAGAGAAAAGCAAAACAAGCAGCAGAGCAGCAGCAACAAATGCAGCAGCAACAAATGCAGGCTCAGATGCAGATGCAAGCGCAACAGGCTCAGGCTCAGTTAGCTATGCAAACAAACCAAGCAGAGACTCAATCTAAGATCGCAGTAAAAGAAGCAGAGGTTGCTTTTGATATTCAAAAATTACAGATGGAAGCTCAGTTGAAACAGGGATTAATGCAGACTGAATTTGAAATGCAGATGTCATTAAAAGGTGTTGAGCAGGATAGTATACAATCTAGGGAGGATAATAGAGAAAGCGCAAAGAGTAATCGAATTAATCAGCAGTCAACTCAGACATCAAAGATGATTGAGCAGAAGAAAAGAGATCTACCATCAATAAATTTTGAGTCTAATGAGGACAGTTTAGATGGATTTGACCTTGCGGAATTTGACCCTAGATAATTAAGAAAATAGTATTAACTTTGTAAAAATCAAATCAAATGATAGTAAAAGCAGTTGACGCAAATGTCGAACAAAAATCAAGAGTGCAGGTCGAAGAGACTTTATTAAAGGAACACGAAGAGCAATATGCAGATTCAGAAGATAAAGATGATTCTATTGCTAGAGTAGATTTTAGAACTACTGGAAAAGAAACTACCGAGGAAAACGAGGGAGAAGAAATCAGTGGATTGGTAAATGAAGTTGAAACACTTGCAGAAACCCCACAGGGGATACAAGAAAATGACGTTCTTTCATATATTAAGAATAGATATAACAAGGATATAAATTCCATTGATGAATTGTTTGCGGAAAAAGAGGCAAACCCTGAGTTACCGGAAGATGTATCTAAGTATTTAAAGTACAAACAGGATACCGGACGTGGTATTGATGACTTCTATGAATTGCAGAAGGATGTTGATGGCATGGAGGATAATGTTGTACTCGCTAAGTATTATGAGTCGACTGAAGAAGGTTTAGACTCGGATGATATCCAAGACATTATTGAAGATAAGTTTTCATATGATGAAGATTTAGATGATGAGAAGGATATTAGAAAAATAAAGTTAGCAAAAAAACGAGAACTTGCGAAAGCGAAATCGTTCTTGAACGAGCAAAAAGATAAATACAAAGTTCCTCTTGAGTCAAGCGGGGGCGGATTATCTGGAAGCGAAAACGAGGATGCGGTTGCTTACAAAAAGTATGTGGAGGATTCCAAAAGTATTACGGAGCAAAATCAAAAGAGATATGATTTTTTCTTAGATAAAACCGAGTCGGTTTTTAACAGCGAGTTCAAAGGTTTTGAATTTTCAGTTGGTGATAAAAATATTTCTTTTAAGCCAGGCGACGCACAAGAACTTAAAAATGTTCAATCTGACGTTAACAATTTCGTTAACAAATTTATGGACACAGATGGTTTAATTGCAGATGCCAAAGGATATCATAAGGCCTTATCGGTTGCTATGAATCCGGATA